GCAGCACTTGCCCGACCGCGACATCCGCAATCCCGCCGATCGTCGTCGCACTCGTCGCATACAGGAGATCGCCGACCGCGAATGTCCCGAAGCCCGGCGTGAACTTCGCCGTGCTCGACGCCAGCCCGCGCGTCAGGCTCACATTCGCGCCGCCGCTCGCGAACGTCGTGCACCGCACGCGGAAACTGACAAAGCCAGTGTTGATAAACTGAAACTGCCCAACGGCCGTCGTCGTCGTGCCAACCGCGCCCGTGCCCGCATTCACGACGTTGACCGCCGCCCACGAGATGCCGTCCGTTGTGCCTTCGAAGGTCAGCGTGAGCGACGTCATCGTGCCGGTAATCTGCGCCGTGAGACTCGGCGCCGATTGGATGTTCGTCCACACCGCACAGTTCCCGCTCGTGCAGACCGTGATCCCGCTCGACACCGCGTTGATGCTCTGCGGGCTCGGAGCAATCGGCTGCGCGAACGCCACGCGCGGCAACAGCACGAAGAAGACGGCAACGAGCGCCATCCACATGCGAAGTTTCATTGGAATCCGCCTCCCGTGCTCCCCGTTAGGATGTTGTAAACGCCACGCCGATCCCGCGCGAAGTCGTTTGCCAGATCACTGAGCTTGAAATTGGCGCGCTTCAGAATCATCAGACTCGTTGTCGCCGACACCATCAGATCCTCGTCCACCTCGCGGCCATACGGCTTCGCCAGCCGGCGCGCGAGGTTATACATCAGCGCCTCGTCGTAGGACGGCGGGAACCGATACACCGTCGTCAGATCAGCAAACTCCGCGATGGCACGTTCCAGGTAGAGCACAAGGTCATTGGTCACGATGTTCGGCACGGGCCACAGATTGATTGTGCCGAGATCCGCCGTATACGTCGGATTGTAGTAAACGTAGGTAAACAACGCGCTCCCGAGCTCCTTAACCTGAATCGCCTGATACGCGTCATCCGTGATGACCGCGCGCGGAATCTCCACGACGGGCGACGACGTGGTCAGCAGTAACCCGGCGCCAACGATGCTGGACTGATTCGGCGGCCGCGGCGTGACGAAGTTCCCAGCCGCGCCGATCGTGTAGGGATTCGACGGCCCACCCTGCCCGGCCACGAGATCGAATACTTCGCGCGAGATGGCCGGGACCGTGAGCGATTGTTGCGCCCACGATCCGATCATCATGTTGAGACGCCGCAGCGCATCGTTCGCGATGGCCGGAGGAACATCCTCTCCGGCCATGAAGACGTTCAAAATGCCGAAGGCGTCCGCGATGATCGTCGCTGCCGTAGTGCTCACGGATTACGCCGGATCGCCCCAGGACAGGTTCGTTGTCGTGACCGCCGTGCTCAGTGAATTCGCCGAGAACCGGTCGTTCGTGCCGAGCACGAACATGGTCGCAATCCCGCCGTTGCCGCTGTTCACGTCGAACGCGTTGCGATACACGGCGTTATCCTTCCCGCCGGTCGCGTCGTAGAAAATCGTCGTCGTGATCAGGTTGTTGATGTATGTGAAGTGGTTGTCGTGAATCGACGCACCGCTGAGCGCGCCTTGAATGTGCCGGTCATTGCCAGAGAATTCGCAATTCTTGATCACCCACCCGTAGTTGGTGTGAACGCCCGCGCCCGTGATCAGCGAAATCGCGGTATCGCCACTGTCGCCGAACCCAAAGAAGGAGCACGAATCGATCGTGACGAAGTTTGGCCCGCCGCTCGCGCGGATACCGTAAATCGCGCCCGTGAAATAGCAGTTGTAGAACGAAGTGTGTTCCGGCGACGGATCGGCCGGTGGGTCACCTGTGCCGCTCATCGTGAGCATGACGCACGCCGCCGCCGTCGCGCTGTTGTTGAAATAGATGTTCTCGAAACGCCAGCCCTGCCCCTTGACGAGACACAACGGCGTGGTCGTCGTCGTCGCGCCCGCCGACGGTGACAGCCAGGTCGCCCCGCCGCCGTTCGCCGTGCCGGACGTGGTCGCTTGCCGCGGCTGCGTCGCCATGCCGCGAATCGTGATGTCGTTCACACCCAGCGGGCCGACGAGTTCTTCGCGCGTGACGCCGAGCAGGCCAATCACCATCCCCGGCCGCAACAGCGGCGACGCCAGTGCGGCGCCGACGGTCGCGAAGGGATTGTCGTAGGAACCGTCCGCTGTACCTGGCTTGGTGTTCTGCGGGCGCACCCAAAAATCGGGTTGTCCGACGGATGCGAAGTTGGAATTGATGACGTCGATGTTTTTGCGGGTCAATGCCCCGCCGCCGGTCACTTGCGAAATCATGTTGCCTCCGGACACGTCATGCGACGTGCCTAATCGTGTGGATTGGCCGGATGGCCCGTGCTACTCGTTCGACCGATCTCGCGGTGGTCTGCCTCGTCCGCGCCGCGGTGCAATCGGCGTCTCCGGCACAGCCGCCAGATGCTGAATCGTGCCTTCTTCGGCCGCCGCCGCTTCGGCTTGTGCGCGTGGACTCATCGTGCGATCCAACGCGTTACGGTTCGCCGCTAACTCCGCGATCTCGAATTCGCGCTTCTCGAGCGCATCCCACGCTGCCTGCTTGCCGCCGTGGACGTAGCCGAGCGACTCCAGATTGCTCCGCTCGGTATCGCTACCCGCTTCCTGCCCTTCGAAGTCCGGTGTCACGCCGCCCGCCTTCGGCCGCGACGCGCGATACATCATCGTGGGATAGGCGTGAAACTCATACGGCCGGCCCGGCGCCCCGTATTGCGTATGCAGCGCTTCGTGCTTGACGACTTCCTTGGCGTAGGCGGACCCGCGCCCGATTTCGACCGCTGAACTGATGTGCATCATCGCTCCTGCGAAGAACGACGCCGGAGCCCGTGAGCCCCGACGTCAGAGGATTACGAAATCGCGGGCACCGCAACGGTGAGCGTGCCCGTCATCGGCGACAGGAGCACCCAGACGCCGTTTGAGGCTTTCAGCACCACGGCATTCTGACCGCCCGTCGTGAATGTCGCGATGGTGTAGCCTGCCCCGGACCCGCCGAAACCGCCCGTGTAGGTCACGGTGTGCGCCGCCTCGCCGTTCCCGATGATCGTCATCACGTCGCCATCTTGATCAACCGACGGCGCACTGATGGTCATGGCGAGCGCCACGGTGCTGTTCAGGAAGACGTCCAGATCCGATCCGGGCGTGGGATTGGCGATCGCCCCCGCGGCGGAGTAGCTCGCCTGGAGCCGAGCGCGGACCATCGGGAACTGCGTCACCGTCTGCGGCGCGGGTGTCGACCACGCCTCATCCGACGCGAGCCCGAAGATGACGCCGGCCGTGATGGGATGCGCCGACGCATACGTGCCTTGCTGCGCACGAATGACGGCCACGGGGTTGACGCCTGCATAGGCCGACGTCACCAGCATCAGTTCGCCGTCGCACTTGATGACCATGCCAGCGAGCAAACCCGTCAGCGACGTGAGGCTGATTTTGGTGTCGCCCGCGCCGCAAGCCGATGAGAGCGTGGTTCGTGTGAGTGCCATTGGCTTAGCTCCAGGCCCTGAGGGCGAAGCTCGGAATAATCGGCGCGACACCGACGAGCATGTCACACCGCCGAGGCAGTTGATCCGTCGTGGCCTGATACTGCTCGACCCAGCGGAGCGTAATCCGCGCGTCGGCATCGGTGACCGTCTTCGCGTTCGCGCCCGGCAGATTGTCCGGCAGATCCACCATCGCGAAGGCGAAGGCGTCAGGCTGGAACACGAGCGACTGCTTGGAGCGCTGCGCCGCCATCGTCGCGCCGACCGAGCCGGTCGAGCCGATGAACGTAATCGCCGCGTTGTCGGCAGGCAGGTTTGTGACCGTCTGAAGCTGCCCACTCGCGATGAGGGGCGGCGTAAAGGTCAGCGTCCCCGTTGTGGTGCCCGCGAGATCCGCCGACATCGTGAACTGCTGCAGAAAGCCGGTGTCGACGTAGCTGACCGGATTCACCGCATACACCCCGTCGAGCGTGAACACATCGCCTTGCTTGAGCGCGTACGAGCCCGACTGCGACGCGCCATTGACGGCGGGCGTCGACGCCGTGAACGTGCCGGTGGTATGCGTCGGCATGTTCGGGTCGTAATACCAGTCGTCGATCCCGAGCGCCTGTTCCGCGAACTTCGATTCACGGAACGCCTTATCAATGACCGGCCGCGGGCCGAAGAGCGCGACGTTCGCGTTGGTGATCGCCGACTGCGTCCGCGTGTCGGTGACGGCGCAGAGTTCCTCCGGCACACCAACCGCGCGCAGGAGCGCGACGCCATCGGTCCACGTCAGGTTCGACGCCAGCGTGTTTGGTGTAGCGCTTCTGGACTTCCTCGACCCGCAACGCGGAATCCGCGCTCGACCACTCCATGCCCACCTGATACTGATGGTTGATGGAGAGCGGCACGGTCTGGTTGAGAATCGACTGAATGATGAGCGCCTGGCCTTCGTTCACGACGAAGCGCTGCGGAATGCGCACCTGAATCGTATCGCCAAGTTTTGTCGCGGACTTCGACCATTCCGCGTTCCATTGCCGGTCGAACTTCCCGACCAATTTGATGGAGTTTTTCCAAAACATGGCGACATCACGGGTGACCCATGAAGGCGTGATAAATGTGTCCAAGAGCAGCCTCATTCGGCTGCGGATGCTCAGTGACGCGGCGCGAAGTATTTCTCGTGATCGGAAATACTGGAGCTGTCGTCGCCGGGCGGTTTGTCCGCGGCCTTGAGTGGTCCGGTCCGCGTCGGATTAGGCGGGCGGGTCACAGGTTGCGCCGTGGACACCTTAGCCGATCCGACTACTTCGGCTGTGGGGCGTTC